CTAAAATATGAATCAATAGAAACATTTGTGCCTTTAATTTTATAAAGACTCGGTAACTGCTTATATGCAAATCTAGGAGACGGAAATTTATTCGCCCCAAAGTCTGGCGACTTCTCTTGAAAGAGTAATTCTAAGAATTCTTCAGAAGTAGATTCTGGATCTCTGGCATTAAAGATATTTTTCAAATCATGAGCAATACCATCTTCGCCGTCAATATACTCATAGTATGCTTTGAGAAACTCAACTAACTTAGGATACTGCTCCTTAAAATGTTCAGGAATAATAGTGTCAACCTGAGATTCTTTCAGGTCAACATTTAATCTATTCAAGTCAGTGAGAGTTTTAATATCAGACATTGTTAGTTAGTCACACCTACAACAGAAGATGCTAGGTTAGTATCCGAGGTAGCAATCGCTCTGTTTTTGCCGATAGAAATTAGTGTATTTCTTAAAGGTTTAAATGTGCTATCATCAGCAGCATTAGCAGTAATGGTCAAATATGTATTACCAGATATAATAGACTCTGGCAAGAATCCTACAAGATTGACCTTACCAGTAGTTGGTTCATAGTTACCAATATTCGAAATGATAACATTGCCCTGTCTGTCTACTGCTTGTAATGTAGTAGAATGTTCTGGCGCATTTCTAATTGTACAAGAGATACCTTTTACAACAAATCTATCACTCGTAATACTTGCTGTCTCCATCAAAGGAGATTGAATAGCATTAATAAAGTTTACAGTATAATCTGTTCGAACAAAATTTCCTGTATCTGGATTCACTACTGGAGTAAATCTACCAGACATTTTAATTTCTATATTCGAACCCAAAACAGAAGGATCAGAAGCATCGACTTGAGTTTCAATTTTAGATTTTCTAATCGTATCGTTGAACTTGCCTGAATTAGAAGCAAAGTAAGTAGAGACTACACCTTCAATCTTAGTCTGCAAAGCATTCTTTGTCAAGTTAGTAAGGGATTCATTATATCTAAAGTTTGTAATCAAATCAAGGTAAATGAATGTGGGTTCAACAAACTCTGCCTCTACGCCAACAACAGAAAGAGGATCGGTCAGGTTATTTCTAATTAATGTTTGCAGAGCAGTTTTTTGTAATGCACTCACATCACTCTCATATACAATAGAGATAATTGTCTTACCATATTTTGCAGGAACATTATCTTCCCCACCCCAAGCATTAATAGACTTAATACCCGGAACACCGTTAGCGATTACTCCTCTATAGTCTCCTGCTGCTACCAGTCTATTCTGCGCAAGGTATGAGAGAGGAGCATTTGTTCGAATAGACTCAGTGCTCTCTTTATCTGCACCAAATGAAGACTTAGTACCTTTTCTAACAACAGTATTCAATGCTCTGTTACCAAATCCAGATACATTGATTACAGAAACAGGAGTAAATCTATTCGCACCGTTTGCTGCAAGACCATTTGTTCTCAGATAAGAAATACGAATAACTTCGCCGTTTACTGGGTTTTTACCTGTAATACCCAAGACACCAAAGTTAAACTCCCAGTATCCATTATATGTTTCTAATGGAAGATAGAGAGCAGTGTCTGCTGTAATACTTGTAATCGCATTACCGCCAGAGGTAGCATTCGCACTGAAATATGTTGTAAAGTTGTCAGAGTTGATATTGTCATAGACCTGAACACCGACTGTAGATAAGTCTAAATTCTCATCAGGAACAACATATACTTGTCTATCGCCTGTGATCTCTGCAATAAATGTCTTTACGACCAATTCGCCTTCATATACTCTAATGTAAGGTTCGCCCAAAGCATTTACAAAAGTGTAAAGGTTTGGTTGTAAAGCGTTTGGATATGCAGTATACTCAAGTAAGGTTCTAAATGTATATTGTATACCATCAACAGTTGTAGTGAATTGTGTACCAGCAGGCAGAGTAATACTAGCAGGTTTACCAGCACCAGAACCTAAATCGACAGTTACTGTCAGTTCAGCATTAGAAGCAGTCTTGGATCTTGGAATATATCCAAAAGATAATGAGTGGTTGACAAGAGAGGTTCTAAGTTGCGCAGTAGGAAGGAATGATTCGTTTAAAGCAAAGTTTGCAATCAAACCATTCAGATGAGTATTGTATGCCAGCACATCAAGGACGTTTGACAGAGCAGAACCTTCAAAGTCATAATCTGCAAATTCAGACTTCTGTGCAAAGTATGTCTTTAAAGATGTTTTGATATCATCAAAGTTTAAATCTGATGAAGTGATTGTGGTCGCCATTCTTATCTAATCCTTGATATTGCAGTATCTAGAACTACAAGTTCCTCTGTGTTTACAATTCTAAATTCAACTCTCACACCAAGATAGTTTCTTGCAGAGTTATCTGTTAAATTCACAGAAACTAATTCTGCTCTTGGTTCGTATAGTGCAAGCGCATCTGTTATAGCATCTTCAATCAAAAATACATTTTCTTCATCAGTAAAGTTTTCAAATAATCTAGAGCGAAGGTCAGCACCAAAGTTGGGTTGAAAAGGTCTTTCGCCAAAGTTAGTCTGTAAAATCGTTTTGACAGATTGTTTGACAGCAGCAGCATCAGTCTTCTTAAAGACATCTCCAGTAGTTCTTGCAGCAAACGTCAAATCCAGATCACTATATTTACGATTTCTCGTAGTGACAATGGATGGAGTTTGTAGATTGCCATCTTCTATTGAAAGTGCTTTTGTTACTGCCATTTTACCATTTTCTTATTAGTATTCTATGTTTTATTTATATTGAAAATACCCAAGTCCATCTTTAATCATAGTTCTAAAGTTAATATCGGTTCGAACTTCTCTGGCAAAGTTTGCTTGATAATCAACTTTGACTGTGGGCATGATCACAATAATTTCTGCATGGTATTCTTTATCTGATTGTAAAACTTCGTCTGCATGAGTTGTTGTATTATTATATACAGAAGGATTTAATGTATCAAAGTGCAAAATAAGACCCTGAAACAAATGATTATCTTTCCAATAGTTCGCTAATTGAAATGTCGCATAGGGATCGTTTCTACCTTTACTATCTAAAACTTCATAGACAACAGCACGTGCTTTTGTTTGCAAATCTCTAATCTGTCCAGAGACCAAACTTTCGCCGCTCTCCGGTTTTACTAATCCTTCAGTAACAATCAAACTATTTCTTTTGAAGTTACTATGATTTCTGAAACCTTCAATTAATGGAACATGACAATAAAACTGCCTAGCAACATCTCTTTTAGCGGCGAGAGATAGATGATTAATCGTTGCTCTAGTTCCAGGAGAAGAAACAAACATGGACAAAGGAATGCCTTTACCAAGTTTTGTTCCAGCATGTATTTGATCTGCTTTCATAGGATCATAGATTGGACTTGGTAATATCTTTGAAATCCCAAGGTTTTCTTTATACCTTCTAGTATTCTTAGAGTTAATCAAAGAACTGCTAGAATATTTTACATGAGCATTTTTACCAAAATATGTTCTCAGCCTTTTGGCAATAGGCACGAAAAAATCAGCACCAATAAGATTCTTTGCAAAGGCAATTCCAACAAAAGTATCGTCAGTTCTATTATTAGGATCTCTCATGTATGCCCTAATCTGCTTTGGCGTGACTGTATTAAAATTGATCCTCATTTATTCGCCCTCCCATATGTACTGTAAATAGATCTCAATTTAGATCCATATTTAGGGTCTGTTGCATATGGAGAAGCATCGATCGCTTGTATCGCTTCTAAAGGTGATGTAGACGCTTTAACTGCATCATATACACCACCATATGGAGAACGATTAATTAAATCCACATAAGCCGATACAGACCCGCTAAGACTACCATGATTAGCAAATCCTGCTTGAATTGTAACTTCTTCACCATTGATCACTTCTTTAGTGCTGTGTACTGTACCGTTCGGACTTTTTATACCAAAGTAGTTAGTTCCACCCATAGATTTAGTGCCATATCCACTTTCTAAGGACGCTTGAGCTGCAGCAAGGTCTGCTAATGCAGCAGATTTCTCTGTATTATATCCTTTATTGACATACTCTTGATATGCTTGATCATAAACTGCGTCATAGAATTCTTGATTAGACTTGAAATACGGAGCTGCCTTAAATTGGTCATCAAATTCATCTCCATACCCAGAAGGAACATTTCCTGATTGACCAGAGGATCCTCCTGTTTCACCACCACCATGAACACTATTACTAATGCCAGTATCATCAACATCAATTTGACGGATAGCTAACTGTACAGTTCTTGCCAGTCCTTCGATCAAATTTTCAAGATTTGGTTGTGCTGTTCCTGCCGCAGCAACAGTAACTTCATCCGGAACGCTACCAAGGGTGCCTGTGATAGATTGTGCATCAACATGAATATCTTTTGCGAGATCAGTTGTTGCCGAATGTCCTGTGATATCCCCATCCAGATTACCTTTAAATCCAGATGTTGCTTGTACTTTACTCGCCTTTACCTCGCCTGTATTAAAATCTTTTGAATACATAGAAATATTTGCACCACCAAAGGTTCCTGTATTACCTACAACAGAAGTACAGAGACCAACAACTCTGTTTACCAAAGCAGAACTGGTCATCCTCCCCTCTGCTGTAAGTCTCATATCATCACCAGCAAAGATGTCAATATTATCTTGTGCTGTAATACGAGTGTTTTCTTTAGAAACAAGGTAAGTATTACCCATACTCTCTACAGTATAGTTACCAAGGACAATCTCTGATTTATTGCCTTGAGTAGTAACAACTCTATCTCCAACAAAGTTTTCAATCTTTTGCTGTTTAGTTTCTTCTACATTCTTACCTTTTGTGGTAATAGTATAGTTGTTACAGGAAACATTAAAGTCACCCTCTACATTCAGATTGAGATTCCCTTTGTAAGTAACATCACCGTTACCATTCACAATCATCACAAAGTCATCACCGACTAACTGAACCATTCGTCCAACTGAGTTGACTAATACTGTAGTTTGTTCTTCAGCATTCGGATACATTTCAATCCCACTGCCGTCTTTATGAACATAAGACAGACGCTCATTACCTAAAGTATCATCATGCTCAACTCTGTGACCAGAAGAAGTTTCTTCTACTTTATTGTATGGATATTCAGGTTGCCAATCCATCTTGACCAAATCGGCACCAGCAACCCCATCAGGCAAGACAATTTTAGGCGTCCACTCATCACGTGCTGCCTTGTTCGTAGTCGCCTGACCAATATATTCAGGTCTTGGAAATGCTCCGTCTGGATCTTTAAATCCTGTAGACATTATCTGAACCCTCTTCTTCTGCTATAATCAATTAATCTGCTGACATCTAAAGAACCTAGTCTTCTGGCTTCAGAATTGGTTAGAGTGTTACGCTTACCAAAAGAGTTTTCTACATATTTGACAACATCAAATCCCGGATCAGTCGCTCTTGTATTGATATCAGAATGACCGAATACTTGTCCTCCGGGAAGGATAGTATAAAAACATTTCAAAAATTTATGAAAAGTATGCCATTGCTTAGGAGAACATGATTTAATGTCTTGAACACCATTTTTAATTCCACCTACAAATGCAATACTAATGCTATGCTCTAAATGAGTTTGTACAGGTGTATGCGAAGGTGTAGAATTAATTAACTTGTTAATCTGTATACGTCCATCTCTAAGAATCAAGAAATGAAAATTAATATCGTCTAATCCATATTCTGTAGAGAACCAATCGACCAACTCATCTCTTTTGAAGTTCTGAGTATAATCGCTAGAAGTATGATATACAATAGTCTCTGTATACTCTCTTCTCGAAGAACGGAGATACGCTTCCATCTCTTCTTCTGTTTCGATAATATCTCCAACTTCAACTTTATCCACATCAAAGACAGGATTTACATCATCACCTAAAAAGTCAGACTGTAATGTCTTAATTTTTGGATCGAAAGAATCTGAAAACTTTACAATTCTTTTTACTGTTTTTAAATATCCACCTACTGCCATTATTCTTTGCTCGCCCTTCTAACATGTGTCAAATCTTTTAGTTTGTAATTACTAACTTTCACAGAATCGCTTTGATTGCCTCCCAGTACGTTGATTGTATCACCTTGTACAGATTGCACAAATCCGACATGATTACCACCAGTAGGCCATTTAAAGACAGCAACATCACCCGGCTGAATATTTGAAATACTGCCGACGCCAGATCCAGGAGTGTAGACAGCTGATCCCCAATTAGCAAATGCTGCAGCACCAAGAACATTCGGCGTATTTGTTTCTAATCCTGTAGCACTGAGAACTGAGTTTGCGAATGCAGCACACCATGCATTTTGAGATTGAGTCAAATCTGCTCCGCTAACATTCCATCCGACAGATTCTCTAAAGAACTCTGCTAACAGTCCTGCCTGCTGCGGATTATTTTCACTAGCACCTAAGAATGCATTTGCTACTTGAAGAGGATTAGTTGATGCTAATATACCATCGACATTCACACCAGATGCTCTTAAATTATCAAATGTCGCTTGTAAAGAATCACCAAATTCAAACCCTTCAATAGAGGAAGGATCATCAATACCAATCGCATTCAGAATAGATTCTTGAACCTCTAGATTAGTAGCAGCATCAAATTGCCCTTCTGCAAGACCATTCAATCCTGCACCTAATGCCTTAGCAGCATCATACCCCTGTGTTCCACCGCCAGCAGTATTTGAGTATATAATATATTGTTCCGAAAAGTAAATCATTTCCTCATCGCACATCATCGCCTTTAATTGAGCTGCATATTGCCCAGTAGGACCAACTATTGTCGTTTTATCACATTGAGTAAGTCTGCTACTTTTTGCAACAGTGGCAGGGTCTTGGAAAGTCAGTGCCTCTGCTCTTGCAGCTCCGGGGGGCATTCCTGTTGGAGAAAGAGGTTTATCAGAAGGGATAGGTCCACCCGCTGGACCGGATAATGGTCTAGTTCTAACAAATCCACCTGAAGCAGTCCGTACAGGTGTTCCGTCCGATGACAAAACCAGACCCAACCCGCTATAATCTGTTCCACCCGGTGCATCAAATTCATCACCATAAGGTTGGTATGAACTAGCAGCTCCTGCCGCTCCACCAAGTTCATCTGGATAAGATGGTGGCGTGGGTTGCCCTGCATGCTCTACTTTTTCATTACCAATAAACTTTGTACAATTTAGAGGTTTGAACCCTCCACCAGCTGATGGTTTTTGATCTTCAATGGAAGATCCTAATGCGCCTCCTGGTTCATTAGGTAGAACATCATTTTCTGGATCTGGATCTGATCCGCTGCCAGATTCTGCAGGAGCATTTGTTCCTCCATCAAATTGATATTCCCCTTCACGTACGCCAGAACCTGTCAATGGAGGAATATTTGTTCCTCCAGCGAAAGTGTTAAGAGGACCGTTAATTTGACCATCTAAAAGTCTAGAAGTTATTTCACTTTTTGACTCAAAAGTTGCTCCATACAAAGCATCGCCTAAAACTGTAGGCTGATTTCTGAGTTTAGAAAAATAATCATTTAGGGATGTCTGATTGCCCGCAAGGGAAACCCCCTCCAGAACATTTTCTCTTACGCCAAGTTGCCCTTTAGTTGTATCTGGTGCAACATCTGTATTATACTGATTGGCCATTATGCACTATTCCTATCTAAAAGGTCATACGCAGTATCTATAGTATTCTGTAGACCCGAAGTATCTTTTAAAATATATTGATGAATAATCAAAGCTGCTTGTTCTACTATCTTCGCCTCTTTCAATTCACTCCCCCGTAAAGAATTATCTTCTCTAAGTTGTTTGATTAAAAAGTTTGTTTGATTTGTAACATCATTCATATCTAAATTACCAGAAAAGCAATAATCAAAATATTTCTGCTTCATTACACCACGAAACTTAAAAACACCAAAGGTTGCATCA